CACTTCTTCTAATTCTTTTTTTAGCTTTTGAATATATGTTTGTTTTAAGATACCATTATGCCACAAATACCGACCATCATAGTGTGCAGGATGTATTGATGAAGTCTCTTGTGTCGTAGGTGCTTGAGAGTGGATGATAATATAAACAAGAGGTGATTGTTCAACATTATCAAAATTGACACCACCTTCATATCTGTTGACGGTTAGTTTACCTGTTACAACATCATAATAACTAATTGAATGTGCGTAATCACCTCTTTGAACATTATGTTTATATAAGTCGATCAATTTCTCTTTTTTAAACGACCCAATAATGCTACACATTTAGAAGTTTACTCCACGGAATGTTTGCTGAGTAAGGAATGGGGTCAACAAGACCTGCCTTTGCAAAGTTTGCAATCCTTTCAGAACATGATGGGCACTTGCCACATGAATGTCCTTTATCATCAGGATTATAACATGTAAGCGTGTTCGCCAACAAGTCTACATTACCATCAAGATGCTGCAAAACTTTAATTTCATCAAATTTGCTTAATCCAGCGAAAGGTGCAATAACTTTGATCTTGATGATTCTGTTTTCAGAAAGAACATCGTTTACTTTACTTACGAACCTTGCAGTCGTATCATGATAACCATACTCATCGTGAATTTGTAAACCCATAACGATGGTATCAAAACCTTCAACTTCAGCAAAAGCTGCTGCTACTGACATGAGAATCATATTACGATTCGGGACATAAGTTTTCGGGCGAGGATCACCTAACACATCCTTAATCGTAGGCATATTAATATCAGTGTCTACATTTGCAGAGAAACCTTTACTAATTTCTCCCAATACAGACAAGTCAAATACTTTGTGCTTAACTCCAAGATGTTTGGTTGTAAACTTTGCCTTTTCAATTTCAATAGATTGTCTTTGACCATAAAAGTATGTAAGAGCCCTTACATTATCTTTGCCATATTTTTCTATACACAACCTCAAAGAAATCGTACTGTCCATACCGCCCGATAAAATAACTATTGCACCTTTAGTATCGGGTAACTTAGCTAGAATATCTTCAAACATCATTGCCTCATGGTTTTGTTCACTAGACATTTCGTTTCCATTAGAATCATTGACTCTGCATTTAGAATAAGTTCACTTGATGCACGAATCGGGTTTATGTCAATACCCCCTCGCCTTGTATAAAGACAAGCAACAAACAACTCATCAGGTTGCAGTATATCATAAAGTCGTTTGTAAATACATTCACAAATTTCTTCATGAAAGTGATTTTCTTTTCGCATTGAGACAATATATTGCAAAAATGATTGTGGGGTTATCGTTTTTTCCCCTCTGATATAGACGAAAACATCCCCCCAATCTGGTTGATTAGTAACCCGACAATTTGAACGAAGAGCAGAGGTATGATAGCGAGTATCGCTAAGAGCGTGTGCACTAACAACTTCCAGCAAAGAAGGATCTTCATTGTATGCATTAAAATCAGTTTTAGTTACATCAATGGTTTCATCAACAAACCAAAAATAGTTTGATAGGGGTTGTGAATTATACATGAAAACTTGTTTTTGACGATGGAAGGTCGCACTTACCTTACATTGCAAAAGTTTTGATAAATCAGATTCAACTTTTTGCTTAATAATGATTCCTGCCATGTCAACAGAATCACAAAGTTTTACCATATTAAAAGAATTCAAATATAGCTTCAATGATTTGGATTCAACGATATATTTTGAATTCGCAGGATAGAAAATTTTCAGCGTTCCTGAGAGAGGGAACCCACTTGTAAGCAATGTTGAAAACTCATAACAATTCCAAACATCACCCCCAACAAAAGGCAAATGAGCATCGTCGATGTTGTATTGTGTTCTATTTAGTTGGCGAGGAACAGCAACAAGAAGCGATGGATCAATTTCATCTGGTGTTACATAAGGTTTTACAACTGACCCATCACCTGCTTTTCCTAAGTGTACGGATGCGATTTCTTCGATTGTATTCATTGAAAAAGGTCCTCAAGAGATCCATGATTTTCTTCACGGACAATTCGTTTACTTTTTATGTTTGACTTTGCAGCGTTCAGCCAAGACATCATAGTTGTATCATCACGTATATTTAGCAGTTTGTCGATATGTTGATTGCCTGAAGTTGACTCGACTAAAACTTTATCGATACAAGATACAAAATTATCGATTTGAAAATATGTATGCATAGCTTTTGACAAGTATGCAATAATTAGTTTTTCATCTGATAAGTTAGCTGCACTTTCTTTAACTGTTGAATATTTCCAATCACGAATACCATCACCCAAAATAATATCAATGTACTCATCCTCGCTGACCTTAGGTGAAAGGTAATTGTAAAAGAGATTGTAGACATTCCTAAAGTGTGCTTCACCCTTTGGTGTTCGAACACTGCCCAACGGTCGGCATGTTCCGTTGACTTTCAATAATCCATAATCAAAGGTAGACGTATGGGATGAACTATCATAAGATACTTTCTCAAATGTGTCCAAGTAACCCGACTTATTCAAATAAAGAATTGGGCGCATTCTTGAAATACTACCAACACCTAAGATGTGCAAATGCTTTTTGATGTTATCATGGCAAATCATAGAAATGTGTTTAGCGCCTCGCAACATTTCAATCGATTCAAGTTCACCATTACCCATGCAAGTATCAGCTATCGCCATACCACTAATAAATTCATAATCTTCGGGTTCAAGTTCATTGACGATCATGTTAAAAAAGGTAAACATATCCTGATAGGTATTACCTTGAATAATAGGAATGACTTTTGTTTTCGCACCCAATGATTTGAATGCTTCGATTTGTTCCTTAATATTCTTACCTGTCAAGGTGCCTTTCTCAGCATGTTCAGACGATTTGAAAATTTTATTTCCAACATTCGATCTTTCGTTACGTGTGCGCGTGACTCTGAAAGAACCCAGCGCAATCTCATCGAAGCACATAGCGTAATCAGCCGCAGTTTGTGTCTTGTAAATTTGTTGCTTAATTTCAGGTGTAATCTTTTTACCTGCAGTAACAATTTGCAATCCGCCTGAGTCGGCGTACAGTTTTTTTGCCCCTAGATTGTTTAGAACGGCAAATCGTTCTGTAAATCCCGACTCAGTGTAACCATTAAATAAAGTTGCAATAGTTGGATTTGTATTCGTTGCCTTTCTTTGTACACTTTCGTTCAAGCATTTCATCAACTCAAGTAGACTTGATTTCCACGCTTCTCGGTGATTATCATAAACTTGATTGGTAAAAACACCCATCATACCACAGGCACTTATTACATACTCGAGGTTAATCATCGCTTATTTACCAAGTTCATGAACTCAGCACGTACTGCTTGATCAGTTTTGAATTCGCCACCCAACTTACTTGTAATCGTTGAGGATCCGACATCCTCAACTCCGCGAGATTTTACACAATAATGCTGTGCATCAATAAGAACAGCAATGTCATCAGTGCCTAGAATATATTGCAAGGCATGATAGATTTGTTCAGTCAATCTTTCTTGAATTTGTGGTCGTTTGCTAAAGTATTCAACCACACGATTGATTTTACTCAATCCCAATACTTTCTCTTTTGGAATGTATGCGACTGTTGCCTTGCCATCGATAACTACAAAGTGATGTTCACAGTTTGATTGCACATTGATATTACGCTCGATAACCATCTCATCATACTTCATCTTATTATCGACCGTTGTACATTTAGGAAATGCTTCAGGATCCAGACCCCAAAAGATTTCATTTACAAACATCTTTGCTACACGATTTGGAGTCTCTTTCAAACTATCATCCTTCAGATCAAGACCCAATACCAGCATGATATATTCAAAGTGTTTTTGAATTTCTGTAATCTTTTCCTTATGTGTCAAAGGATTCGACCACATGGGAGTCTGAACTCCACATTTGATTAGATGTTCGTGAATTTGTTGACCCAACTCAGGATCGGTTTTTGTTTTATTGAATGACATATTATCCTTCCTTACGCGGATAGTTTAAGTACCCCATGCATTTTTAAACAAGGGGACCTGTAAGCGATCTGAATAACGATAGCCTCTTGCCATCGCCAATTCAGCCACCCTCTTATTATTTAGCGAATACACACTCTCTACACCACCAACAGGCATTAGATAAACAGGACCTTTAAATCCTGCTTTACGATAAGCAGATACGGCGTCTTCGATTTCCTCACTATCTTCTTCGCCAGTTACAACAAATTTTAAATATGTAAACCCAAGTAGTTCATAATCACACACCACGTCTGGCTTAATCGCATCTTCCCACTTCTCACCACTTACACTCAATTTAGGACTTACACTAAATGTAACTTCGTAAATGTTGCTATCATTTAATAGGTAATCAAAAAATTCACTTGTTAGACTCTGTGTACCATTCGTTTCAAATGTGAGTTCCTTTAAATTACGCATCAAATCATGTTCAAGAAGCTCGGGGTATGCTCGTTGCCAACCCAACAAAGGTTCGCCGCCTGTAATGACTAGGTGTTCTTCTTTCCATTGCTTATGTGGGAGTAGATCGATGATAGCTTTGGCGATAGCATCTGTATCAAGAAGTGGAGACATATGCTTAAAGCGAGGATCCCAACTAGCGTAAGAATCACAACCGGTATTAACCAAAGGAAGATCTCTGTATTGGTTATAGAATGTAATATTTGCAGCCACATCGTCTCGTTCACGACTTATCTCTCCTCGTGGCATACCGAAACCACCACAGGTAAAATTACATCCAAATGTTCGAAGAAAGACACTAGGTACACCCATGTATCTACCTTCACCTTGTATCGAATAAAAAAGTTCACTCACCTTAATCTTTTGCATACATCCCCCAATAAAAAGCACATGATATAAGAATATTTAGCAGAAATCAATCATCAAATTCAAGTTTTAGTGCTGTTTCCTCAGCCATCTTTGTACTTTTCTTTTGAGGTGTCGCTGCTCTGCGATCCGGATCAATCGTATCCAATTGCTTTTTGACGTAATCTAAAAACTGATTACTAAAGTCACTTGAGTCAGTCTCTTGGGTAATGATCTCATCAATATCAATGTTTTCAAGAAGTTTATACTTTGTGGCTTGTTGTTTCTTTTCTTTTTGGATTCGTCGAATGAACGCATAATAAACGATTTGAGTATAATATGCAAAAGGATTCTTTGACTTTTCGGGATCAAATTTTTCAGCAGCAACAAGGCAATTTTCAATTGCATCAGATACCATATCGTCACGGAATGAATAATTTATAAAGTTACCTTTGTAAGCTAAATGATTAGATATCTTAATAAAACATTCGCCGATGTACTTAGGCAAAATAGGTTTGTCAACCCCTTGTGCAACAGCCTCATTACAAGCGGCTTTATACTGTGTCAATGCCTCAAGGAATTTATCATTGTCAACATAATGTGTTGCTTTTCTCATATTAGTGATACCATTTCTTTCTATTTTCTTGTGATTTGGATACTTCTTCAAGCATTTCTTCTATTTCTTCATCTTCATCGTACTCATCATCTTCAGTACCTGCGATCTCAGCTCCACCTTCTTCAATGGGTTGTTGAGAATTAGGATCGGTTATAAATTCAATGTACTTGTCGATAAAAATTTCCTTTAACTTACCCACAAACACTACATTACTCATAGGTATTTTTGTTGTGTTGTCGCTTGAAAACGGTGTCCAAGATTGCATAATGTATTTTTCAATGATGACTCCATTGTGAGGAATCTTAAATGAAAAGATTTGAATGGGATCTATTATAGGTAGAAACTTTAATTTTTCAATTGTTGATACATCATGAAGGGTTGTGCAAATCAAGTTATCACCGTTAGATAGCTTAATGAAAATAAACTTTGCTTCTTCAGTCATTTAAAGGTACCTTTACTAAAGTGTAACTAAACGACTCCTCATTATAAATTTTTATTCTTTCAACTAAGTGTTGTAATGTGAAATTTTTCTTACTTTTCCAACTTAGATCATCACCTATATCATACAAATTACATTTATCTTTGGTTTCGGAAATCCGCAACCCCCTACCAATTGATTGCAAATTACGAACCCTTGACTTAGAAGGCGATGCAAAAATAATATTATGAAGGTTACGAATATTTACACCGGTTGAGAATGTCCCATACGATGCTACAATTATGGCATCATTCTCCTTCTCTGTCAATGCCCTTATATTTTCACGTTGCTGAGTATCAGTGCCCCCATATACAAAGAACACCTTTCTATCCTCGCACTTCGCCCAAATCATATCATGAAGCATCTTGCCATGCTTTTCTACATATTGAAACAATACAAGAGTATTACCTTTGCAATTGACAGCCAAGTTACGAATGAATTTATTTCTTGCATTGTTTGAAACAAGAAAATCCATCTCCTGTTGATAATCAAAACCTTTAGCTGCCTTTTTTAATTCATCTGAGTAATTTAGCACAAGGCAAAATATTTTTAAGTCAGCTAATTTTTTGTTTTCGATCAACTTTCGCGTCGTTGTCACTTTATATATAGGACCAAACAAACCCTCGAGGACTAATTTATGTGTTTGTGTTCCATCAAGTGAACCTGTTGCACCGATACGATAAGGCGTTTTCGTGCAACGAGACATGATAGCAGTCAATGACTTGGCTTTAAACAGATGTGCCTCATCACCATATATGCAATCAAAGTCTTCGAAAAAATCTTTGGGTAGTTTTTGTAATGATTGCCATGTTGAAATAATTACAGGAAAGTCATTTGTCTTTTCCTTTCCTGAATAAATTCGATGACAATTCTTTTCTACATTCCAATTATTGACACTTGAATAATCAATGAAGTCGGTGTACAATTGTTCTACAAGTGATGTTGTGGGGACAACAATCAACTGTTTTCGTCCTTTGTTATGGTGCCATCTAATAAGCGAATAGATGATTAAAGACTTACCCGAACCTGTTGGCGATATAAGCATCTTTCTACCACAGGACAACGCTTGATAAATTGCATCGATTTGATACTCACGCACATCAATGGGTTTGCCTTGTGATGAAAGTTGTAGGTCATTACAAAATGTTTCTACATCAGTAGAAGTGCATTGCTCAC